CAATACAATATAGACCGATTTTTAGCGGGTAAAGACGTAAGTTTGGAAACCGCAAAGAAGTTAGACAAGTATATTTACCGCTTGAAACTACAATAAGTTTACACCCCTTTAACGAGGGGTTTTTTATTTAACAAAACTTTGTTGATAAAATTTTTTGTTACTTGTTGAAAAAATAAACATATATTTGATTAATATTTAAACAAAGTAAAATTGGATTGGATTAACAAAGTTGTAAAGCATCATAAAGAATGGGTTAAAATAGTTAACTCATTTGGCGAATATTTCTTTGCTGAAGACATAGTACAAGAAACTTATTTAATGTTATTGAAATGGAGCAACGAAGAAAAACTATTTACCAACGGAAACTTAAACAAAAGTTATGTTTGGTTTGCGCTCAAGAATACATTTTTACAACACGTTAATAAAGCAAACAAAATGCAAAAGGTTGATTTGGATTCGATAGCGATGTTACCCGACGAAGCGCCAGAAGTACAAAAACACGAATCATATAATTACTTATTAAACCAAGTTGAAAACGTAGTTGATGAATGGCATTGGTACGACCAAATGCTTTTCAACCTTTATAAAGATTCCGATATGTCTATGAGAGAAATAAGCAAGGAAACAAATATAAGCGTTACGAGTATTTTCCACACGTTGAAATATTGCAAAACACGAATTAAAGAAAACTTAAAAGAAAACTATCAAGATTATAAAAACAAAGATTACGAATTAATTAAATAGAAATTATGGCAAAGAAAAAACTAACTAAAATTGACATTGAAGAAAATACAATTATCGAACCTACGGGATTAGGAGACACAATCGAAATTGTTTTAGAAAAAACGGGAATCGCAAAAGTAGCTAAATGGTTATTAGGCGAAGACTGCGGTTGTGAAGAACGAAAAGAAAAACTAAATAAGTTATTTCCATACGCAAAGCCCAAGTGTTTAACTCAAGATGAATATACTTACTTAACAACAACCAAAGTTTTAAATACTAACTCTTTAATTCCAAGCGAACAAAGGGAACTACTTAAAATTTATAACCGTGTCTTTTCACAAAGAAGGCAACCGACAAGTTGCGGAAGTTGTTTACGTGAAGTTGTAAACGGATTAAACAAAGTTGTAAACGAATACAAAGAAAGTCCAACTATTGAAAGTTAAGATTAACAGCATAAAAACAGCAGAATAATGAGCGCAGAAGATATACAAAAACACGAATTTAAAAAAGGCGAAAGTGGTAACTTAAGTGGAAGACCGAAAGGTTCAAAGAACCGCAGTACAATAGCACGGCAATACTTAGATTTGATTACGAAACATAAGAACGTTCTAACTGGCGAAATAGAATCATTAACGCAAGAAGAAATGATTACATTGGCTATGTTAAACAAAGCAAGTAAAGGAGACGTAAACGCTTACAAGGCGGTAATGGATAGCGCATTTGGAGCGCCTAAGCAAACAACGGACACAAACTTAAACGTCTCAGACTTTGACGTAAAAGACTTTTTTAAAATTGATAGTATTAAACCCGAAGTTTAATTATTTAGGTACTGATTCGAGGTACTTTATTGTAACGGGGGGTCGTGGTTCGTCTAAGTCGTATAGCGTTACTACATTCTTATTGTTGCTTACAAAGGAAAGCGGACACGTTATTTTATTCACACGTTACACTTTAGTAAGTGCGGGTATTTCAATCATTCCCGAGTTCATAGAAAAAATTGAACTTATGGATATGCAAGATAATTTTATCGTAACAAAAGACGAAATAATAAATTTGCAAACGGGTAGTAAAATAATATTCAAAGGAATAAAGACAAGCTCTGGCACACAAACCGCAAACCTTAAGTCTTTGCAAGGGGTTACGACTTGGGTACTTGACGAAGCCGAAGAATTAACAGATGAAGACACGTTTGATAAAATAGATTTATCAATTAGGCATAAGACAAAACAAAACCGAGTTATTCTTATTCTAAACCCCACGACAAAAGAACATTTTATTTATGACAAGTTCTTTGAAAGCAAAGGAATAGAACAAGGGGCAACGCTAATTAAAAACGATACGACGTACATTCACACGACGTACTTAGACAACATAGAGAATTTATCGGAATCATTTTTAACCCAAGTAGAAAATATCAAAACACGAAGACCCGAAAAATACAAGCATACAATTTTAGGTGGTTGGCTTGACAAAGCCGAAGGAGTTATTTTTACCAATTGGAAGATAGGACAATTTAGGGAAATAGGAACAAACGTTTACGGGCAAGATTACGGATTTAGTGCCGACCCAACAACCTTAGTTAAAACAAACATAGACAAGGCAAACAAAGTTATTTACGTTAAACTACTATTTTACAAACAAGCATTAACGACAAGCCAGATAGCACGATTGAATTCGGAGTTTGCGGAAAAGGATTTAATAGTTGGGGACAACTCAGAACCGAGACTAATAAGCGAATTAAACTCACTTGGTAATAATGTAGTTCCAACAATTAAAGGAGCGGACTCCGTAATTTATGGAATCAGTTTATTACAAGATTACGACTTGGTAATATCAGAAGATAGCATAGACTTAATAAAAGAACTAAACAACTATTCGTGGTTGGAAAAGAAAAGCAAAACACCAATAGACAAACATAACCACGCTATTGACGCTTTACGTTATGCGGTTTCGTACCAATTAGCAAACCCAACAAAGGGATTATATTTCATAAGATGACAAACGATATAAGCGTAATGATTGCCGTTGTAGAAGAATACATTTACCAGCGCAAAGGGGTAAGGGTAAAAATAAATATGAGCGACTCAAGGAAGTTTGTATTGCATTTTGAAATGTTGCTTTATGCTTACGAAATAGCGGTTGCATATAACAAGAAAACGAAAACTTAATTATATAAATATGAAATTAGAATTAACCATACCGACTGATTTAAACGAAATTACTTTAGGGCAATACCAAAAGTTTATTAAGGTAAAAGAAACAACAACCGACAACGAAATGTTAGCGGAAAAAATGATTCAAATCTTTTGCGATATTGAATTAAAAGAAATTATAAATATTAAATATACTGAAGTACAAAAATTAGTTACTCACTTTAATAAATTGTTTTCCGAGACCCCGAAGTTTACACCGACATTTAAAATTAAAGATATGGAGTTCGGATTTATTCCCGACTTACAAAATATAAGTTTTGGTGAATACGTAGACTTAGAAGAAAACCTTAAGTCTTGGGACACTTACCATAAAGCGATGGCAGTAATGTATCGACCAATTAAGATAAAAAGAAAAGACGGACACGAAATAATTGATTATACTGGAACGGCTGAATTTTCAGACTTAATGAAGTTTGCACCCCTTGACGTAGTGTTGTCCTCGTCTGTTTTTTTTTGGACTTTAGGAAGCGAATTACTAACGGCTACGATTCATTATTTAGAACAAGAGATAGCGAAGAACCCGAAGGCATTGGAGACTTTAGCGAAAGAACACAATTTTCAAAACAATGGGGATGGTATCAATCTATTTATGCGCTCGCTAAAGGGGATGTTACAAAATTTGACGAGGTTACCCGAATGGGATTACTTAAATGTTTGACGTATTTAACATTTGAGAAACAAAAAAACGAAATAGAACAAAGACAACTTAACAAGTATTTAAAATGAACGGATTTTACACGGCAATAGATAAACTTAAAACACACCTTGACAACGACGCTTTAGTTAACTCAGTAAGCGAAGGGGACATTTTCCAAGTTGATTTGGCTAAACAAACTATTTTTCCACTTGTCCACATTATGGTTAATTCGTGTTCGTTTGAAACAAACGTTTTACGCTTTAATATTTCTTTAATCGCAATGGATTTAGTAGACATATCGAAGACGGAGAACACAAGCGTATATTTAGGCAACGACAATACACAAGACGCTTTGAACTCAACGCTTGCAATCTTAAACCGAGCCTATGATATTATGTTACACGGAAGCCTTGCTTATGATTTATTCCAAATAGACGGCAACCCAAACTGCGAACCATTTACCGAGCGATTCGAAAACTTGTTAAGCGGTTGGACGATGACGTTTGATGTTTTAGTTCCAAACGAAATGACTATTTGTTAAGATGGAAAAAGCGGAACAACAAATAATTCTTGAAAATTTTAGGGACTACGTTATACAACAAGCACGAAGCAATTTAAGCAAGTTAAAAAAGAACCACACCCGCAAATTATACGATTCCATTACTGGCGAAATAAAAGTTATGCCAAATTCTTTGCGTCTTTATTTTGATATGGAGGAATATGGATTTTATCAAGACCAAGGGGTTATGGGTGCGGGGGGCGTAAGGTCAACAACAAGCAAATTCAAAAAGACGGACAACAAGGGTAAAATGTGGAAACAAAAAGGTAAAGGCAGTCCGTTTAGTTTTAAGATAGGAAACAAACCAAGCGTCAAGCATTTTACACAATGGGCAAATTCAAAAGGGTTAAGTCCATTCGCAGTTCGCGAAAGTGTTTTTAGACAAGGTATATCAAGAAGTTTATTTTTTACCACACCTTTCGAAAAAGCATTTAAAAATTTACCCGACGAAATGATTGAAGCGTATGGCTTAGAAGCCGAAGAAACATTCGATACAATAATGAAAGAAAATTTTAAAAACATATAGCAATGGCGTTACCTAATCAAGACCATATTTTTGTTCGAAGTCCGTTTATTATCGAAGTTGACGATCCAACGCAAACGGGTTCGAAAGTCGAAATATTCATATACAAGGCGAACGTATCGCCACCCGCAACACCGACTTACACGTTGAGTAAATTAATTCCCGCATCAAACAACACGGTAACGCTTTATAATTTAAGTCCGTACATACGGGAAAACATAACGCACCCAACAAGTCCCGACAATGCAAACGTCAACTTACAATTAACGCCTTACGACGAATTTACTTTAGTTGATGTTTATACTTACAATCTAATTGGCGGTAATTACGTTGCTCAATTTAATACAACTTACCGAGCGTTTGACGGCTTTGGATATTATGAAACGGGAATCAACCCCGATTATTCTTTTGGACAAGCGGTTGTTTTATCAGAAGAAATGGATTATAATTATTATTACAACCCCGCTTACCCAACAACAAGTGAAAGTTTAGCGGGTACAATTACGGCTTACTTACCCGTTAATTTTATTGTAGAATATACGGGTTTACAAACGGGAACAATATTTACTTATTCAGCGACAAGCTCAAGGGTATTTGATTTTTTCAGAGTTCCTACGTCTATGATTTCGGAAGGGGCAAAAGTTAAATTTTCAACCGCTCCCGCACCTTTTTCTTTTCCTTTTTGGACTGGATATTTTAGACCCGTTACCGAATGTAAATACGAACCAATCGTTTTAGACTTTATAAATAAGTACGGAGGTTGGCAACGGGAAACATTTTTTAAGGCAAGTTTTGAAAACTTAGAAGTTCAAAGTACGCCTTATAATTTTATGATGACGATTGACGCTTTGACTTACGACGTTAAGCAAGGACAAAAACAAATCTTTAATAATAACGGAAGCACAAAATATAAAATAAATTCGGGTTGGGTAGACGAAACGTTTAACGAAAACCTGCAACAACTTTTATTATCGGAGCGGGTTTTATGGACAAAGGGAAACACGAAATTACCAATAAGAATAAACACGAAAAGCATAAACAAAGAAAAGAATATAAACAACAAAAAGATTAATTATTCTTTGGACTTTGAAATGGCGTTTGACGTAATAAACAATGTAATTTAATGAAAAGAGAAGTACGGGTTTTTATCGAAGGGCAACAAATAGATTTATTCAACGACGAAACTATTGAAGTAAATTCAAGCGTTCAAAACATAGCGGATATTTCAAAGACAAGTACGGACTTTTCCCAAGCGTTTACGATTCCCGCAACAACACGGAACAACGCAATATTCCAACACTTTTACCAATCAGATGTTGACGGCACTTATAATTTCCAAGAACGTAAAGACGGATATATTGAAATAGATATGACAACGTTTAGACGGGGACGAATTCAGTTAGAAAAATCCAACGTAAAGAACGGACAAGTTGAGAATTACACGATTACTTTTTACGGAGAATTGACGAGCTTAAAAGATTTATTTGGCGAAGACAAGTTAAGCGACTTAGATTATTATACGGTTGACCAAGCGTTAAATTTAACGACATTACAATTGTTTATTGAAGGAACTTTAGCTTTTACCGACATCTCTTTTCCGTTAATTAGTTCTGGCGAATTTTGGCGATATAACTCAAACGTTGCAAACGGAACGCCCCCGTCGTGGTTTAGTTTTTTAGGTTCAGCAACTGAAATAGACACTATATTAGGAGCGATAGATATAAGCGAATTATTCCCCGCATTAAGATTAAGTAGAATTATTCAATTAATAGAGTTACGTTACGGAATAACTTTTAGTAGTAATTTCTTTTTAACGGACAATTTTAAAAACGCTTACTTGTGGTATAAAAACCGAGACCGCTTTGAAATAATGTCAACGCCACAAACTTTAGCGTTTACAACTTTTTTAGGACAATCTGCATTTCCGCCATTTCCAAATAACGTTTTAATGGTAAGTTTTGTTGATACAATTAATAATACTCTTTTAATTCAAGCAACAACAAACGCTTCGAATGGCGGAGGACATTCAGTATATTTAGAACTAATTTCGCCACCAACTTTAATACCTTATTTTGTTGACGTTTATTCAAATGGTAATTTAGTTCAATCAATACAAGGAGACGGAACGGGGGCAATTTTTAATGTTGTAAATATACCCGACACATTGGGATTAAATAATTTGTATTATTTTCAAATTAGAGCGCAAGGAACAATAAATTTAGATTTTAATATATATTATTTTTACGAATATACTTTTGGAGTACCAATCGCTCCAGTTGCACAATGGCAAAGTTCTTCAATAGTTAATATTCCAACAACATCTTTACAACGAAATGCGCCCGACTTAAAAATTTCGGATTTCTTTTCGGGGTTGCTTAGGGAATTTAATTTAACGGTTACGGGTACGGATACACCAAACACTTTTTTAGTTGAGACTTTAAATTATTGGTACGCTTCTGGAAATGTTTTCGACATTACAACGTTCACGGATTCAACAAGCATAGATATTGAACGTGTAAAACTTTACAAGAAAATTTCGTTTAGATATCAACCGAGCGAAAGCATAACGAATAAATATTATTTACAAATTGGTTTAAAAGAATACGGAAACACGGAACAACCTTACCCTTACGATGGCGGGGAATTAAATATTGACGTTCCTTTTGAAAATTTAATGTTTAGCAAATACACGGGAACAAACGTACAAGTTGGATTTTCAATTAATAATGCTTTGTCTCCGTATATACCGAAGCCTTGCATACTTTATTATTCTCAAGATGTCGTTGCAACAAATCCAATTTACATAAAAGATTCAACGAGTACGGCAGTTTGCAACTCAGTTCAAATATTTGGACAAGATACAAACGTTGGCGGTGTAGATTACTCGTTAAACTTTGCGCCAGAAACATCAACTTACTTAGGCATACCGATTCAACAAAGTTTGTTCGCTACTTATTACTTTGACTATTTAGCCAATTTGTTTGACCCTAAGAATAGATTAACAAACGTTAAGGCGGTTTTACCTATTTCAATTTTAACGTCGTTAAAACTAAACGATAGGCTTATAATAAGAGACAAAAGATATATTATAAACGACTTTAAAACAAGTTTAACAACGGGCGAAACAATATTTAATTTATTAAATGATTTTATACCAATATTACCCGAACCACAAGAAGGCGGAATAATTACCGAAGACGATATACAAATGATTACACAAGGAAGTATTAACTTAATAATAGAATAAAATGGCAATCAAGTTTAGTGAAATGGAAGAAAAAACAACCGCTTTAGATTATGAAGATTTAGCGTGTGTTTCCGAGTTTGACGCAATGCGTGAAATTTATACAACAAAGAAAATAAAAGGGTACTTAATTCGGGACGGAGTTTTTAACGGAAACGTTACGGGTTGTTTTTACGACACGCAAACGCAAACAACTTTGGCAAACACGCCAACGCCTATGCGAATAAGAAATAACGCTTTAGCAAACGATTGTTCAATTGTAGATTTTACCAAAATAACTACTAATCAAACGGGAGTTTTTAACCTTCAGTTTTCCGCTCAACTTTATAGAACGGCGGGAGGCACAAATGCACACGTTGACATTTGGTTTGCTTTGAACGGAGTTAATATTGATAACTCAAACACAAGAATAACAATTGCAAATAATTCGCATTATATGGTGGCTTCGTGGAACTTTGTTTTAGCTATGAGCGAAAACGATTATATAGAAATAATGTGGATGCCGTCCGTTAGTACAATACAATTGCAAATGGAAGAAGAACAAGCAGACCACCCCGCAACGCCTTCAGTAATAGCAACCTTTAACCGCATAGGATAATGATAGCACTAATAATTCAACTTTTGGAATCGTCCGAACACTACGGGCAATCCGAAAATATAGAAATAGCAAAAGGAAAATATATTTTAGCCACAACAATAAAACAAGGTTGGAAAAAAGCAAAGCGACAAATAATTTATAATTACAAAAAATAATGGCTGAAAAACGAACGATTGAACTCGAAGTAAAAGAAAGTGGATTCGACCAAGTAACGGAAAAAACGAAAACCCTTAAACAACAATTAAGGGAAATGAAGGAGCAACTTGGAACAATGGACGAAGGGTCTGAAGGTTTTAAAGAATTAGTTGCTGAAGCGGGTAAGTTACAAGACAAAATTGGCGACTTAAACCAACAAGTAAAAAACTTTGCATCCGACACGGGAAAAGTCGATATTGCTTTAGGCGGACTAAGTGCGGTAACGGGTGGATTCGAAGCGGTACAAGGTGCAATGGGTTTGGTAGGTTCTGAAAATAAGAACTTAGAAAAAACAATGCTAAAAGTACAAAGCGCAATGGCTTTGGCGAATGGAGTTCAACAAGTTCAAATAGCGTTGCAAAAGGAAAGCGCATTTATGAAAGGAGTTGATGCAGTCAAAACAACGGCTTTAAGCGTAGCGACGGGAGTTTATACCGCAGTTGTTGGAACGTCAACGGGTGCAATGAAGTTATTTAGACTTGCAATGATTGGAACGGGTATAGGCGCTTTAGTTGTTGGGGTTGGTTTATTAATTGCAAATTTTGAAATGTTAATGGCTCCCATAAGTGGTGCTATACAATTATTAAAAGATTTTGGCGATTGGATTGGATTAACAAGTTTTGCAGAAGACGAAGCTAACAACAAATCAAGAGAAATTGCCGAAGCAAAAACAAAAGCGTTAGACGACCAAATTGTAGCCTTTCAAAAAGGAAACGAAAAAAGATTAAAAGGGTTTACAAAAGAAGACGATGCTATTGGAAGGCAAATTGCTTTAGCAAAAGCACAAGGAAAAGATACCTATGAATTAGAACGAGCCAGAATAAAGGCATCAATTTCTTTTCAACAAGGGGAAATTAAAACCATTAATTTACAATACCAATCCATAAAAGCAACACAAGCGCAACAAAAAGCAAATTATGAATTGTTTATTCAATATATGCAACAACATAACGAAAGCGGGGCGTTTACAAGTTTAATTATTACCGCAAAAGAAGAATTAGCAAAATTAACTGAAAAAGAAACAAAAAAAATTGAAGAAAGTAGACTTGCGCAAGAAGCGTTAAAAGACACGGTTAATGATTTAGCAATTTTAGAAGCGGAACATGCAAAAGCGTCAAGAGACCAAGCAAAGCAAAAATCTGATAATGCGAAAAAAGAAGTTAAAGAAGTTAAAGATATTTCAAGGGAAATAGAAGACTCAAAATTAAAAGCGTTAAAAGACGGACAAGAAAAAGAACTTGAATTAATTCGTGTTCAATACGAGCGTAAAAAGTTAGATTTAGAAAAGCAAGTCAAAGAAAAAACAGTTAAAAAGAAACAAGCCGACGAATTAATTGCGCAAGATATTATTCAGCAAGGAATAGACGAGCAAAAAATAAGGGACAAATACACTCAAGACCGAATTAAAAAAGAAGACGAAGATTGGCTAAAACAACAAGAAATTGATTTAAGTAAACAAGACTATGAAAAATTAGTTTTAATGCAAAAATTCGACGCTGAAAGTTTATTGGCAACGGATATAGAAAAACTAACAAAAGACCACGTTGAAGCCTTAAAAGCAATTGACGCAAAATATTTAGCCGAAGCCGAAGCAATCAAAGAAGCTCAAAGACAAAAAGAAATTGAAGCCATAAAGAATTATAATCTAATTGTTTTAAGCGAAGAAGAATTAGCACGTCAAGCAATAGACGAAAAAGCGATTGCGGATTTAGCAAAGTTAACAAGCGATTTCGATTTAAAATTATTAACGGAAGAACAATATAATTTAGCACGGGAAAAATTAACCGAAAAAACAAATGCGGAAATTGCGAAGTTAGACGAAGACGCAAAAAACAAAAAACAAGAATTATTAAATTCACAATTAGACGCAGTTAAAGGCGGTTTAACATCTATTGCAAACATAGCCGAACTATTCGCGGGTAAAAGTAAAGCAAGTCAAAAACGAGCGTTTAATATTCAAAAAGCAACCAATATAGCAAGCGCAACAATTGACACGTTTGTAAGCGCTCAAAGTGCTTATAAGTCCGTTATAGGCGTTCCCGTTGTCGGTCCCGTTTTAGCCCCTTTAGCAAGTGCGGGAGCAATTGCAATGGGTTTAATGAATATCAAGAAAATAAAAGAATCTCAGTTTGAAGGCGGTGCAGAACCAAGCGCAAGTAGTGGTGGCGGTGGTGGTGGTGGTGGTGCAGTACAAGCACCCCAATTTAATGTCGTTGGAAATAACGGAATGAATCAATTAGCGCAGTTACAACAAAAACCCGTACAAGCGTATGTTGTAAGTTCTGAAATGACAAGCGCACAAGCGTTGGAGCGTAACCGAATAAATAATGCAACAATTTAAAATAACTTTAATTATAACAATATGAGAATAGTTGAACTAATTATAGACGAAAAGGACGACCAAAGCGGAATAGACGCGATAAGCGTTGTAATGTCCCCCGCGATTGAAGAAAACTTTATTCACTTGTCAAAACACGAAATACTATTAAAAGAAATAGACGCAGAAAAGCGTATCTTAATGGGACCAGCTTTAGTTCCCGACAAACAAATTTACCGCAAGAACGACAAAACAAAAGACGAATATTATATTTATTTTTCAAAGGCTACAATCCGAAAAGCAAGTGAGTTGTTTTTAATGAACGCAAACCAAAACAATAGTACTTTAGAACATAGTCAAAAATTAAAAGGTTTATCGGTTGTTGAAAGTTGGATTATCGAAGGGGAAAACGACAAGTCGAAAAACTACGGGTTTGATTTACCGCAAGGTACTTGGATGATTTCGATGAAAGTAAACAACGACGAAATTTGGGACAAAGTTAAATTAGGCGAAGTAAAAGGATTCTCAATCGAAGGTTATTTTGCGGACAAATTAGAAATGAGTTTAAAAAATGAAGATATGGAAGAAAAAGTAATGATTGAAAAAATCAAAGAACTAATTGTTAAAAGCGAATTAAAAAGTAATAAAATAGATTTAGCTTCGGTAAAAGAACTTAGTTCCCAATTAAAAGTATTGCAAGGTTTAGAATCAGAACTTGTAAAGTCCGCAGAAAAATATATGGCTATTTTAACAACATTTGAAAAACAATGGCAAGTTGCAAACGGAATTAGAAATTCAGCTAATAGAGCGGTAGGGGATTCTTTAGCTATGATTAAAGATTTTAAAAGCAAAGCAAGTGCATTAGGTTTAGATGGTTCAAACGTTAAAGAAGTAATAGATTTAGATTCTATGATTAAAAAAACTTTAAACAACCAAAAAGATTTTGATGCAAGCATAAGAAAGCCGTTGTAAAATGGCGAAGCAAACGAGCGTTCAAAACCACTTAAGAAAACCAAAAATTAAGCGTTCTGGCGTTCACGCGAAGACAAGAAATAGCGGGTTGAAGTCAAGCAAAAACTACAAAAAAAGTTACGCAAGACAAGGAAGATAAGAAAAACAAGAATTCGTTTTAAGGCGGTTTTAATGCGATTTAACGAACTTTAATACTTTAACGATAGATTATACCTAAAACTAAAGATAATGGAAAATCCAATAAACATCAAGGTTTCCGAAGGGAAGAAAAAAGAAATTGAAAGACCGCGTTCAAGTCCCGTTGGGGGCAGAAGGGGGTGTTTATGTAAGGACGGAAAACGATATTCTCGGAAGTGTTGCGACGGGTCTTTACAAGCTCAAGGAATCGGAAATGTAAACTAATTTTACAACAAAAAATAAACAATTAAATTATATAACTATGAACACACTAAAAACCATTTACGATAAGATAGGCAAAACGGAATTAGCAAAACACGAAGTTGAGTTAGCAAGCATTAATGATTTAAAAAAAATTATTGCAAATGGAAATTCTATATATAAAAGAGGTGTTCAATTTGTAGATAAAAAAGACGCTTTAAAAAAAGAAGCGATTACTTTAAATGGTGAATCAAAAGGATTATTAAGTGGTGGTGAAAAATTAATTAATGATTTTTTATCTTCAGCAAATGAATTAGGAATAAATGTTAATCAAATAAAAGAAGTTCAAGAAGCTAAAGATATTATAGGTGTTTTAAATACAATAGAAAAACAAACATCTGCATTTATAAAATAATAAACAAAACAAAAATAGATGAACACACTAAAAACCATTTACGACAAATTAGGCGACAAGACCGAGTTAGCAAAACACGAAGTTGAATTAGCAACTATAAAAGTTGAATTAGCAGATAATGTTATGACTTTATTAACTAAAGCTCAAAACGGAAAAAAACAAGTTTTAGAAGCTAAAAAAGCAATAATTGATTTAAAATCAATGGCTAAATCAGTTGCTGATAAAGTGGATAATTTTGCAAACGGACCTTATTTTGATGTTGTAATAAAAGGAAAAGATACTATTGCTGCTGCAAAAGCATTAGGATTAGGAGATAGTCCAGAAATACAAAAATTAATAGCTGTAAGTGATGAATTATCTAAATATAGAAACGAACTTAAAAATGGTTCTGATTATCTTATAAAATAAATAAACAAAACAAAACACGAAATATGAAAACAAGCGTAATTAATCAAATCAAAACTTTACTTGGAATGGACGTAAAGTTAGAACAAAGAAAAATGGCAGACGGCGTTACTTTAATCGAAGCAGATGCTTTTGAAATGGATAACGAAGTTTTTGTAATAACGGAAGACGAACAAAAAATACCCGTTCCAATTGGTGAATACGAAATGGAAGACGGATTTATTATGTCCGTTGTTGAAGAAGGAATTATTGCGGAATACAAAGAAGCTGAAGCCGAAGAAGAAGAAGCGCCCGTTGCTGAAGAAGAAGTTGTTGAAGAAGAAGTTGAAGCCGAAGCAAAAACAACCGCACCAAAGAAAACAATAGAATCAATTGTTAAAGAAACTTTCTTTACTGAAATGGAAAAACTAACAAACGAAAATAACGAGTTAAAAGCGAAGTTGGAATTATTAACCAAAGTTGACGCAGTTGAATTAGAATCAACCGAACTTTCGGACATTAAACCAATTAGTTTCAACCCCGAAAATACAAAAGAAATTGAATTCACTAAAATAGGCGCTAAAAGACCGCGCAATACAATGGATTCTATATTAGAAAAAATGAATAAATAATATTAACAATTTAATTTAAAAAGAAATGCCAACACAACCAGTTATTACCACTACTTACGCGGGACAATTCGCGGGGAAGTACATTAGTGCCGCTTTATTAAGCGCACCAACAATCGAAAATGGCGGGGTTACCGTTATGCCGAACATCAAATTTAAAAGCGTTATTCAACGTTTAGAAACTGCAAACGTTTTAGAAGACGCATCTTGCGATTTCCAAACAAACTCAACCGTTGATTTAACTGAGAGAATCTTAGAAGTTAAAGACTTACAAGTAAATATGCAACTTTGTAAAAGTCAATTTCACAATACTTGGCAAGGAATTGAGCAAGGTTTTTCGTCTTTTGACGTATTGCCAAAGTCGTTTGCTGATTACTTAATTGCACACGTAGCATCTCAAGTTGCTTCCGCTAACGAAGTATCTTTATGGCAAGGTTCAAGTGCGGTTGGTGGCGAATTCGACGGCTTGTTTTCAACTGCTTTAGTTGACCCTTTGTTACCACCCGCACAATTAATTAACAACGTAGCGATTACACCCGCTAACGTACTTGCACAATTAGCTTTAGTTGAAGCACAAATTCCCGCTTCACTTTACGGAAAATCTGATTTAAAGATTTATGTTTCTCAAAACGTTGCAAAGGCTTATGTTTCCGCTTTAGGTGGTTTCGGCGCAATTGGTACGGCTTCACAAGCTAACGCGGGTGTCAATTCAATGGGTACAATGTGGTACACAAATGGCGCTTTGTCTTATTCTGGAATTCCAATTTTTATGGCTAACGGCTTACCAAACGATTCTATGATGGTTGCAACAACATCAAACCTTTACTTTGGTTGTTCTTTATTGAGCGACACTCAAGAAGTACGTGTTATTGATATGTCCGATATTGACGGAAGTCAAAATGTACGTGTAATTATGCGAATGGCTGCGGGAGCAACTTACGGAGTAATTGAAGACATCGTAATTTACGGATAAACATTTAACGGGGCGGGCAACCGCCCCTATTATAAACAATACTAAAAATATAAACAATGAGTTGTGATATTACACACGGACGTTTGGAGCAATGTAAAGACGTAATAGGCGGTTTACAAGCTATTTATGTCCTTAACTATGGACTTTTTGACGCAGTTCAAGACGTTACTTATGTTGGTACAACGGACGAAATTTCTTTAATTACTTTGCCCGCATCAACACCCGTTTACAAATTTGAATTAAAAGGAACAAACTCTTTTGAAACAACTATAACAAGTTCACGTGAAAACGGGACTACATTCTTTGAGCAAGTTTTAGCGGTTACGTTAAAGAAACAAGACGTTCAAACGCACAAAGAAATTAAATTGCTTACTTACGGAAGACCAAACATTATTGTACGCACAAACGCAAACCAATTCTTTATTGCGGGATTAGCGCGAGGAATGGACGTAACTGCGGGAACTATTGGAAATGGTACGGCTTTAGGCGATATGAATGGATATTCTTTGACTTTTACGGGTCAAGAAGCAATACCAGCCAATTTCCTTGATTGTGTTGACGAACCTACTTTAGCAACGTTATTAAGCAACGCGGTTATACAAGTATAAAAGACGTTTTATTGGTTAAAACTAAAAGGGGGTTGCATTCGTGTAACCCTTTTTTTATGAAACAAAAAACCAAAAATCTAATTATATTAATATGATAGTTTTAACTACAAATAATATTACAAGTCAAACCTTTAATTGTACGCCACGAACGGGCGTAATTACGGACTTGTTTATTACGGACGAAGCGGAAAACTTAACTATCAACGTTCCGATTATTTCTCAAGGCGCGTTAAGTTATTTTTATCAAATAGAAGCAATTTTTAACTTAACGGAAAATCGTTTTTATATGATTGAACTAAAAGATGTTTCTGGAAATAGATTATTATTAGAAAAAGCATTTTGTACTAATCAACCATTAGCGACATTCTCAGTAAATAACGGGCAATATGTTTCGCATACATCAAACAACGAATTTATAATTTATGAATAATTACCACGTCTTAAATTTATCGAGTTACACGACACCAATAGTTGAAGAAACGAACCGCGAAAATTGGGTTGATTTCTTAACGGAAAACGGCGAACAATACTTTGATTTCTTAATTAACCGATATACGAATAGCACGACGAATAACGCAATAATAAATAATATATGTCGATTAGTTTACGGACGCGGTTTGGGTGCGTTAGACGCTTCTAAAAAGGTAAACGAGTACGCACAAATGATGACTTTGTTTTCAAGGGACGACGTGCGTAAAATGATTATAGATAGAAAAATGTTGGGGCAATTTGCTATTCAAATTCATTATTCAAAAGATAGAAAAAAAATATTAAAGGCTTACCATATACCCGTTAATCTTTTACGTGCTGAAAAGTGCAATAAAGAAGGCGAAATAGCGGGTTATTATTATTCAGATAATTGGAACGATACGCGACAATTCCCGCCTTTGCGTTATTCGGCTTTTGGATTCTCAAACGATAATGTTGAAATACTATATTCAAAGCCTTATTCGGTTGGAATGAAATATTATTCTTACCCCGATTATCAAGGGGCAGTCCCTTACGCATTACTTGAACAAGAAATAGGCGATTATTTAATTAACGAGGTGCAAAACGGATTTAGCGGAACTAAAGTAGTCAACTTTAATAACGGAGTTCCGAGCGAAGAACAACAAAGTATTATAAGCCAAAAGGTTTTAAATAAACTAACGGGTTCAAGGGGACAAAAAGTAATTGTTGCGTTTAACGACAATGCGGAATCTAAAACAACGGTTGAAGATATTCCATTAAACGACGCTCCAGAACACTATACATATTTAAGCGAAGAATGTTTACGTAAAATAATGTTGGGACACAACGTTACAAGTCCGTTATTATTTGGCGTTGCATCAACAAACGGATTCTCAAGCAATGCAGACGAATTAAAAAATAGTGCGGTTCTATTCGACAATATGGTTATAAGACCATTCCAAGAAGAATTATTAGACGCATTCGACACGATTTTACATTTTAACGGAATAAGTTTAAAACTATTTTTCAAGACTTTGCAACCTTTAGAATTTACGGATTTAGAAAACGCACAAACCGAAGAACAAATAGCCGAAGAAACGGGAACGGAATTAAGCGCAGACCCAAAAGACGACGCACTTGCTCAAGCGTTAATTGATTTAGGCGAAGACGTAGACCCCAATTGGATATTAATAGACGAATTCGAAGTTGATTACGACACCGAAGACGAATTAGATTTAGAAATTGAAAAGTTAAACACGCCAAAAAAAAGCATATTTAGTAAAATAAAAAAAATTGTTAGAACGGGAACGGCAAACCCACGAGCAAAAAGCGAACAAGACCAAGTTATTGACGGAATTCTATTTATTACAAGATATGAATACGCAAACGCTTTAAGTACTGATAGCCGTGAATTTTGTAAAAAAATGATTAACGCAAATAAGGTTTATCGAAAAGAAGATATTTTAAGAATGAAAACGGAAGTTGTAAACGAAGGTTGGGGGGCAAAAGGAGCGCCAACTTACGACATTTGGTTATACAAAGGCGGTGGCGCTTGTCATCACGTTTGGAAAAGAAAAACATTTGTAGCGTTCGACGATAAAACGGGAATAGACCCATTAAGTCCAAACGCAAAAACAATTTCGACGGGAAAAGCGGAAAAGGCGGGTTATCGTGTTCGCAATCCGAACCTTGTTTCAATGCGTCCAAAAGATATGCCGTTCGAAGGATTTTTACCAACAAACAAAAGATTTAAATAATGGCAGAAGCATTACTAATTTCAAGAAACGACATCGTTAAGTTTACCGCACTTAACGGAAATATTGACACGGATTCTTTTATACAATGGATTAAAGTCGCTCAAGATATTCATATACAAAATTACACGGGAACAAATTTACTTGATAAAATAAAAACCGATATAATAAATAATACTTTAGCGGGTAACTATTTAACGCTAACAAATATTTATTTGAAGCCAATGTTAATCCATTGGGCAATGGTCGAATATTTGCCTTTTTCGGCTTACACAATCGCGAATAAAGGGGTGTTTAAACATACAAGCGAAAACGCCACAAGTGTAGAAAAAAACGAGGTGGATTTTTTAGTTGAAAAAGAACGAATGATTGCACAGAATTACACGGAGCGTTTTATTACTTATATCAATTTTAACAATTCTTTGTTTCCCGAATATAGCACGAATAGTAATGCGGATATGTTCCCAAGTACTCAGAACAATTTTACGGGTTGGTATATATGAAAAAGAAACACAAACCAAAAGAAACAAACATTAAAAAGTTACTTGTTTACCTTACAAAATTAAACAAAGAAAAAAAATAACTATGGAACACTTACGAGCCTTATCGATTTTGTTTTTTGTATTTTCTTATTTGTGTTCTTTTGCTATGTTTTTCGAAGGAGCGTTGTTTTTAAAATTTGGGGCGGTTGCTTTATTCGCTTTTTTAACCCATCAACTTGTTGAGCAATACCAATTTAAAAAATGAGAATTCAATTAATTATTTTACTTACAAATATACGCTTGTCGTTTATGAAATTACTGGCGGTTGTTGGGGCGTTCTTTTTGCCTATTTCGGGAATACTATTTTTAATTGGTTTTGCGATTTTATTAGATACTTTGACGGGAATTTGGAAGTCAAAGAAATTGGGAATTCCGATAACATCAAGAAAACTTTCGGCTATTGTTTCAAAGTTCTTTTTATATGAAGTTGCGGTAATTGGATTCTACTTAATAGACTATTTTATTCTTAACGATATTATTTTAACGTTCTTTTCCGTTCCTTTAATGTTGACTAAAATACTTTCTTTAGTTCTTGTTTCAATCGAATGCATCTCCATTAATGAGAACTATTTTGCTATTCGCGGAATTTCCGTGTGGGATTCAATGAAGCTCCTTTTTTCCAGAGCAAAAGAAATCAAACAAGATTTAAACGAAATTAAATGATAAAGAAATTTTTTGATTATTTGAATTTTCTGCAAAGGGAAAAGATAAAAGCAATTATTTATTCTAAAATCTAAATATGTACACACGGGAACAAATAGAAAAGGCGGTAAAAAGTAAGGGTTACGTTTGGTTCGATAGTGCAAAAGATTACGACGTTAATATAGTTGGGGTTCGTAATTTAAAAAGCGGAAAAAAAGTTACCAACGAGTTCGACGACACTTTGACCTTGAGTTATAAAATTAACGGAGTTTGGCAATTTCACGAATGGACAATAACAACCGACGCGGGAAAAAAACCAACTGAAATTTTA